CGGTGACAGTCGTGTTCCCGTTATAAGCACATCCTGGCGCCTTCCGAGACCATATGGCTCGAGCGATATCAGCAGGTGCACCACCGACAGCGGCCACGTAGATCGAATGGGCAAAAAGCGTGACACCGCCGATGACTTGAATAGTATCAGTGTTGTTTTCCGTCACAAATGCATCAATCACATTCGGGACCGTCAGAACCGCACCCTTTACTGATGGTAATGAACCGTTCGAATTGAGCGCAACAGAAGCAGCGCGGCGTGCTTCGAAAGCAGCCCGACTCTCGACATTGTTTCCAATCACACCATCCGAGACGTTATTGATTGAATCCCAACCGGGAATGGACCGATAAATCTGATTTAGTGTGCCTGCGGGGCATGCAATCGGGCCAGTATTTATGCAAGCAAACGTAAGCGTGATGTTTCCCGTGACTGGAATAGTTCCAGCTTGAGTACAAATATATTGATTGCTGTCCGCCGCGATAGTCAATGCGCCGACAGGAATGTTAACTCCCGCAAGGCCCGTACAAACAGCTTGAACCACAGTGGGCTGGGCCGGATTGCGTTCAATGAAATAAATACGAGCGATACCATCCTGCATGCGTCCGGTGGCATATGCTGGATCAACTTGCTGGGTGTAATAGAGAAAGGTCTGATTAACTTCATCAATGACCGCTGTTTCACTCGAGGCAATCTGACCCTGCGGGGTATCCAATGCTGGATTGAGATTTCCCCCGAAGGCACCGTTGATATCCTGAATGACGCCATTCAACACATCGGTAGTTGCAGGCACAATAAAGCCCGTAGGCCCAAACGTTGGTTTGGGCACATTCGTGGAAACTACCATTGCTTAGAATCCTGCTGCTGAGACGTTTCCGTTGGCGTCTTCGACCTGCACCTGCCCCGTAATGACGCGGTCGGTCCAAGAGGTGATAAAGCAACGTGCTTTCACCACCCCTGGAACCGTAAGGGCGGCGTTGACGAAGTAAGATTTGATCAGGGATATCGGGGGTGCCTGCCCCAATATCTGATTGAAGTATGGAATTCCCTGTGATGTGTCGTAGTACAACTCACCCTTGAACAGCCGGATGGCGCTCGCCGCATCCTGAGCCAATGAATACGGCTCCGTCGCGACTGCAATATTCCCCGCAGCATCAACGGCCAGATCCCATGCCAAGGTATCCAGCAACAGCGTCGATGCCATGATTAGGTTCCCGCTACTGGTGAATTTGTATTGGCGCCGCCCGGCAGAATTCCCGAGTGCACATGGGTTTGAACATTGACTGAATCGCCACCACCGAAACCGGCGATGATTTCACCCGTGACGTGCAAATTCCCGATGACTTTTACCGAGCCTGGGCTCGTGATGATCGAATTGCCATTCTTGTCCTGAATGGTCACGCCATCATCGCGGAAGTGAAAGTACTGGTCGGGATTCCCCTGATTGAAGAGGTTTCCGTGATAGACACCGTCCGCCATATCGTGGGTTCGAAAGGACCCCGGATTTGACTGGACACCCTTATTACTTTTCAGGGACGAGATATCGCGATCTGCGACAGACATGTGACCGATATCGCCGACCTTAGGATCATTGATGACGGCATTGCCACCTCCTTGGCTGCGTGACACCGGAACGCCATAGATGATGCCGTGGTCAGTTTTGTTTCCAAGCCCATCGATCTGATTGACCACGGGTTGAACGTCTACCGTAGGTGCTGGCCCAACTCCACCGCCGTGAACAGCAATGATTGTCACTGGTATCAGCGTGCGAACTTCATTGAGCGCCTGTTGAATGGCAAACTGAAGCGTGTTGGACTCTGATGTGTCAGATGCCAAACCCTGCTGGCCGAAATACCCCTTAGGTTTGTTGGTCATGGTGTACCTGCCGGTGCGTTTGCTGGAATAGCATCCAAGATCATGAACCAGCGCCCATTTGGGACCATGGATTCTAGTTCGAGCGTGACGCGCCGTACCGTCCAAATTCCACAAGCCGGCGTCAGGTCGCTTCGCACTTCGATTTTTCCATAGTGCTTGACATTTGGATTGAACAGAACGGCGACAATAATCCCGGACTGGTTGAACGCGGGATAAGAAACCATGCCAGTTTCTGGAGAAATTAGAACCGGGTCTGCAGAGCGGGCTTTTCCGGGTTGGACGATTGCAAGCGTTCCGCGATCAACTGTCCAATCGAACCCACTATGTCGGGCAATCTTTTGCGCTTGTGTCCAAAGTGTCCCGGCGAAGTATGGATTGGCAAGCTTGGCAGTTACACCAGCATTCTCGAAACTCAGTCCCATCTTTCCGGCGATGTCTTTCATCAGATCGGCCGCGTTGGCCGATCCTCTTACACTGATCGGGGTTGCCGGAACGACCGCATGATATAGTCCCGGCTTTGCATAAATCCGGAATGCGACGTCCGGCATTGCCTGAGCATCAACGAAGGCGCTGAATATCGTACCTTCAAATACGACCGACATTCCGGTTTCAGCATCGCCGGCAAGAACTGCTACATTGTTTTTGTTCTGCAAATTGAGCTGAGTACCGACTGTACTCATTTGATTCATCAACTGCAGTGGAAGCCCGTAGATTGATATCTCAGCGGTGCCCTGCTCCTGCCCACCAACAAACGTTCCCGTGAAGGAAACACGCAAGCCGGAAACGGTAACTGTATTGCCGCCGCCCTGAAACTGACCATTTGCCAGATTGAGTTGGACGTCGATCAGCTTTTGCGTAAAGGCCATCGCACCCTCTCACCCCCGGATAACATGGGCATGTTTTCTATTTGTTCTCGACATTTCTCAAATGTGCGATAAGAATTCCCTCCCCAAAGGAGAGGCTCATGCTCAAGACATATTTGGTAATTCTGGCGTCAATCATCTGCGGTGCAGTTATTTTGGGGGCTCAAACCGCATCGGCTCAATCGTGTACCGGGGCGGCCGAGACTTCGCCGGAGTGCATCGCAAAGCTTGATTTTTGCAGTAATGTCGCCTCGATCAGTATCAGTGCAATCAATGCGAGGGCATCTGGGTCAGTAGAGAAGGATGAATTGCTCAGCCTTTATCAGACCGATCCATTCAACATGGCTCATTCGGACGTCGTAAAATCAGTTGTCCATGGAATTTTTTCAGATGACGACGCATATCAAGCGGGCAAGCTACTCATTGATCGTGGTGGCACGGCGGCATTCTCACAAATTCGGCAAAGTTGCGTGGAATCGCTATAAACTCGGTGCATAGGTGCCCCCCCGTCATGTTCGTTTGATTATGTTGTTCCCTGATAGACTAGACTGAACCTACCCCCCAATCCCATGTAGTTTGGGTCATCAGAACCCTGATTGTCGAGGAAGAATAGATCCCCGACAAATCCAAGATAGGCCGATCTGACAATCCAGTTCTGGTTTTCAGCGATCACCCCGCCAATGATCAGCAGATTGTCGACGTACAGATCGATATAGAGGCCCGTAGGCTTCTGATAGACATTGACCTGACAATTCTGCTGTCCAAGTTGCACCGACACCGCCTGGTTGGGTATGGGCTTAAGCGGGATGATTTCCATCACTCTTTATTCCCATCGTTGAATGGCCGCGGCGGAACGCTTGCTTCCTGTTTGGATGTGGCGGATGTCGTTTGAACCGCACCGCCATTCACCTGTCCGGCAGAAGTCGGACTTTGCGTATTTGACATCATAGCCGTTGCAGTTACCCTGATTTCCTGCAACGCAATATCGACAGTGAGCAAACCTACACCGTTTGTAGCCGTACGGTGCAGGTCATATCTGGATATATTGCAGGATGTATAGACCGCTTCCGGCGTCACCACGTCGAAAAGTTCCAGTGTGCCGGCTATGGCGTCAATCGATCCTAGAAACGCTTCACGGTCGCTCTGTGAGCCGCCAGCAGACATTCTAACGCGGGTATCGAATGGAGTTGCGACTTTGTCGTAGCTTTCGAAGGCACCCCGCTCCACGAGATAGTCGGCAATCTGCCATTGCTGCCGGTATTCAACTGCAACACAATTATCGGCTAAAACGACTGGGGCACCGCCTTGGTAAATGCCCCACCTTTGATTGGCGGATGCCCCGCCAAAGAGTGCCAGAACATCACGCGTGATCAGTGAGACTATGCTGGTGAATCCTGGAGGCCGGAGCACTGCCGGCACCCCCGGAACATTTGGCACATTGACGAAGAATGCCATAAATCACCTCGGGCCATAGTTTGCCGATGAGGCGAGGCCTCTTCGCTTGAGTGCGTCGTTCATTTCTTTGGCAATGCCGTGAGCATCCTTGGCCTGTGTATGGATTACAACTTTGCCGATTTTAGTCTCAGATGTGCTGGAGTTGGTTGTCGACGGCCGATTGTCATTGGTAGTGTTGTTGGCCGCAACGCGCGCACCAGCAGTCGAACCATTCAAACCAAGGCCATTAAAGTAGCCCATACGCTGGCGAATTGCTTGGGATGAATTTGCTGGCCTCTCGTAATCAGTGACTAGCGAGGCAACCATTTCTCCTCCAGACTTTCCGTTCTGTAGACTGTTCCAGGTAGCCTTATAGAAATTCTTCATTTCCCAGATTGCAGCCTTGGTTTGGTCAGCAACGCTCATATGATGGGGCATCTGACCAAACTGGCCTTTAATCCTTGCCGCGCGGAAATCATCCCACTGAACTATGCCGTGAGCTTTCTGATTTGGATTTTTCCAGCTGGGATCGGAATGCACATTGCCAGGATCATGGAGAGCCTCGCCTGACATATTTGCAACAAGTGACCTTGCCGCGAGATCAGACAATCCTTCCGCTCGAGCAGCAGCGTAGGCCTCCTT